AAAAAAGCACAGAAAAAGGTTGACTTATGGTTCAGTTGAGTGCATAATGTATGTATATTAAATAAAAAAGTGAGGACTTAAAAATATGAATAAAGAACTAACAACAAAAATCGAGGCACTTTGCCAAGACATTGAAAATCAACATTTCAAATCATTCCCTAGTTTAAAAGACTATGGTTGTACTTTTAAAGCAGGCCGTAAATTCTGTAAAATTATCATTACTGACGGTAGTGGTGGTAACAGAAGTGTATGGGGTTTCATTAACTTAACACACGAAAAGTTCAACGAAGGCGATGTACTTTTAGCAGCAGGCTGGGCAGCTCCAGCTCTTAACAAACCTAGAGGCAACCTACTTAGACAGAATTACAAAGTAGATTCTAGAAACCAATATGGACCTGGATACATTTCAGGTTACACAGCTGGTGGTAAAAGAGACGGAGGGTTAGTATAATGGCACAGCCAGAATTTAACTTTGACCCTGCCGAAGAACAAGCAGCATCAGACTATGCTGCTGAGGCACACCACATGGAACAGGAAGAGCGCCAGGCAAAAGAAGAAGGATACTGCATACATTGTGGTTCTGACATAGACGATTGCACTGGTTATAAATGTTGGATATAAGGAGAACTATTTGTTCAATCATATCGAAGTTGAAATAGATCAACTAAAAAGAAAGAATACAGACAAAGGCCGTAGGTACGAAACACCTGACGGTCGTTTGTATCCTTCTGTTACTACAATTCTATCTCATAAATCTAAGCCCTATATTGATGCTTGGAAGAAAAAGATAGGTGAGGCAGAAGCTAACAAAATTTCATCTAGGGCTGCTAAGCGTGGCACATCAATGCACAAATTAGTAGAGTATCATTTGTTAAATGAAACAAACCTACATGAGGAAGGAGTTCAATCCTTAGACTTGTTAGATAAAGAAATGTATATGAACAATATGAAGCCTTTGTTATCTGATATAGACAACATTAGAGCTTTGGAAGCAACTATGTACTCAGATCATTTACGCCTAGGAGGCCAAGCAGATTGTATTGCAGAATACAAAGGCAGACTTTCTGTTATAGATTTTAAGACTTCCAACAAAAGAAAAACAAGATCACAATGCTATAATTACTTTATACAATGTTCTGCTTATGCTATTATGTTCGAAGAAAGAACAGGCATTCCTGTAGATCAAACAGTAATATTAATGGCACAACAAGACGATGGTCCTGCTGTATTCACAGCAACAAGGGACGAATTTGTACCTAAACTTCTCGATGCAAGAGACGATTACGAACTAGCACAACTTTAACTGTCCGTAGCTCAATTGGATAGAGCAACAGCCTTCTAAGCTGTAGGTTACAGGTTCGACTCCTGTCGGACAGGCCAATTTGTATAAATAAAACGGTTATCAATGTTTAACCCATATAGGGACATTAAGTCCCAAGGAAGTAATATGAAAAGAATAATAAGCGCTTTATTCTTATTTACTGCCGTAGGATGTGCTTCAGTAGCAACTGGTATAGACACAGCTAGAAATGTAGTATCAACAACTGTTCAAACAGGCATGCAGGCGGGAGCCGACATGGTTGGAGCAGTAGCAGAAGATGTTTCTGATGTTGTTACAACAACTGCAAATGTTGCAGCTGGCGTTGTAGATACTGTAACTGATGAAGTACAGGATCAAGCAAAAGAGCTTGAAGTCAAAGAACCTGACTTTCCTACAAGTAAGTTAAAAGAAGACTAAGCGTACTCAACTGGTAGGGCGCATCATTTGATTTTGGTGGCCCTGCTTTTTTATGCACACTATTTACATCTTAAATACCTAAAAGTTACAAATACATTAATGTAAATAGAGTCACTATGTATAAATATAAGTGATATAGGATGTGCTTATATCACAATATTAACAAAATTTATAGGAGATGGTGTTATGACCACAGCTACTTTCGGCGAGGTAGCGAAGCTCATAGGAACCAATGTTGATAGACTAAGAGAGAATGACAAAGTTTGTCTAATCTGCGATGCGATTCAATTAGTAGCGATAATGATAGCTCCGTTACTTTTGCCAATAGGAATAATTTATGCCTCAATGCAAGGAGGTCTTTATTAATGAAGACTTTTAAGCGAGGACTTTTTTATGGGAAGCATATTATTATGTTAATGCCTTTGATAGGTGTTACATACATAATTATATCTTTCTATAATTATACCAGTTAATCTAGCTCATAGATCGGAAAGGGTGTCTTAGAGGCGCCCTTTTTTGTGCCTGATGTTATATATAGTTATAGCAGCAATGGAGAGAATGATGGCTAAAGTAATAGCATTGTTCACAGTAATGTTCATGCTTATTGGATGTGGCGCACATGTTAATATTTCAGCGTCAGCACCAAAAGGCAAAGACTTAGACATTACAGTTAAAACAACAGAATCACAGGGAAACTAGTAACTCAACAGACAAGCCCCTATGTTGAATTTCCTACAGGGCAATTAAAAGGACAATAAGGTCCTATGCGCTCTTTACATTTGCCCCTCACGAAAGTATAATAAATACTATTATGCGTAAGAAGAAACTAAAACTTAGAAATCCTGTAGCCCGTTATGCAAAACTGTTTAACAAGGCCACGGTAGTACCGGACAAAACTAAGTACAATCGAAAGAAGGATAAGAAAGTTTCTGAAGACGTAGATTAATAAAGGGGGAACCATATGCGTAAGTTATGGATAACATTACCAATATTATTTTTTGTAATGTATGCTGAGAGTATAGAGGCTAAGCAAAAAGAGATAGAATGTTTAGCACAGAATATATACCACGAAGCAAGGAGTGAGTCTACAGCAGGAAGAATGGCTGTGGCTCTTGTAACATTGAATAGAGTGAAGGATGAAAGATTTCCTAACACTATATGTGGTGTTGTAAAACAAACGAAGTATTATCCTAGTGGAAGAATAGATCTTCACTCATGCCAATTTAGTTGGTATTGTGATGGGAAACCAGACACAATAAAAGATGAGAACTGCTACAAAGATATTCTTTTAATTGCAGAAGTTATGTACACATACGAAACAGAAGACTTCACACAGGGTTCATTGTGGTATCACAGTCCTAAAGTAAAACCTAAATGGGCTATGGTATATAATAGAACAATAACAATAGACAACCATATCTTCTATAAAGATGTTGACTAAAGCAATCAATGGTCGTATAATTAGCACATGTTAACGGATTTACCTCATGTAATAGTAACAGGCGGATGTGGCTTTATAGGATCACACCTTACAAAAAATTTATTGGATAATGGATTTTGTGTAACAGTGGTGGACGACAACAGAACAGGAAGTGTATTCTTAAATCATAACAGCGTAGAATATCATAAATGTGATGTAGTTGATTTTAATCCTCACTTAAATTCTATAGAGCCACCATCTGCCATTTTTCATCTGGCAAATAGCCCTAGAGTTCGTAGAGCATTAGAGTATCCAACAGAGACTATTACAAATAACATAACAACAACCTGTGCAGTTGCAGATTGGGCTAGGATATTTAATTGTAAATTATTCTTTTCTACATCTTCAAGTACACAATATGTTGAGTCTCAAGGCAATCCATATACATTTAGCAAGGTTGTTTGTGAATCTATATTAGATATGTACAGAAAACTTTATGCTTTAGATTATGTTTTAATGTTTTATTATAATGTATATGGACCAGGTGAGGCAGACTATGGAGAGTATAGTACGGTTGTTAGAAAATTTAAGAATGATTATTTAGAAGGCAATCCCTTAACAGTATTTGGCACAGGTAAAAAAGAAAGAGACTTTACGCATGTAGATGATGTAATACAAGGCATCCTACAACTAATGGCAGATCCAACTCTTCCTTCTGTAGCACATTTTGGAAGTGGTGATCCTAAATCAATCTCATCAATAGCAGATTGTTTTAAGCACCCTATTGTACATTCGTTTGATAGAAAGGGAGAGGCAGAAAGAACACATTGCCAAAATCCATATATTCAATCCACGCATAATGTACATGATTATATTAAAGCGTGGGTTCAGGAGAATAAGAGTGGAACCAAGAGTAGTAATTGATAACACGATAGAGATGACAAAAGAAAAAGTAAGCGACATATTCCTAGTAACAAAAGAGTTCCATACTTCAACGGAATTTTCACAGTTTATAGAGAAAATGGCCTTTAATACTTCTTCACAGTGCATGGATATTGTATGTGATTATTGTATTAAAAAAGAGATAGAAATAGAAAGTGTTTCTAAATTTTTAACAGCATCTTTAAAAGCAAAAATTAAAGAAGAAGCATTAGATTTAAATTTATTAAAAGAAAAAAGAAAGAGTAAGTTGCCCCTGTGAAAATATTTTGTTCTATTGCATCATACCAAGATCCAATACTACCTTATACAATAAAATCTATTTTAGAAAATTCTAAATATAAAAATGATTTAGTATTGGGAGTATTTGATCAGTCTAAAGATATTCTAAAAGATCTTCCAGACAATGTGCGATATAAAACTTGTGATCCCGAAGATGCAAAAGGTGCCTGTTGGGCACGAAGTACAATACAAACAGATTTGTTTGAAGGTGAAGATATCTTTATGCAGATAGATTCTCATACATTATTTGAAAAAGACTGGGATAAAGATTTATTGGAAAAATATTCTAATTGTTTTAACTGGTTTGAGAAACCTATTATAACAGGATACCCAAGAGGCTTTGATGTTTTAGTTTCTAAGGGAGGATTTTTAAATACAGATGAAGAGTATATATTTAGAATAACAACAGACGACTCCGATCAAACACACGCATTACAATTACATCTACCTTGGGTAAGAGGCTACAACCCTGGTCAAATGGCACATGTCATACCAGGTAAAAAATATTTTAGAGGCTTTGCCATGGCAGGCGGAGGCATATTTACAGAAGGCAAATGGGTTGAAGAAGTTCCATACGATAAAGAAATATATTTTAACGGAGAAGAAGCAACACTTGCTTTACGATCTTTTACACATGGCTATGATATGGTGCATGTACCTAACTTGCCTTTATATCACTGGTACAATACAGAAGAAATAGAATTAAAAAGAGAATTACATTGGGACGGCAACCCAGAAGAAAAAGAAAAAATTATAAACGAATCTTTTAAAAAAGTAGATAGAGTTCTACAAGGCAAAGTTACAGACAAATATGGTATAGGTAACAAAAGAACATTAAAAGAATATGCAGATTTAAGTGGTATGGATTATGAGAATAAATTAGTACATATAGGTAAATCCACTTTTATAGATTATGAAAATAAAGAATTAAGTTTAGATGAGGACTTTGAATAGTGGAGCCTTTCAAAGCATATAAAATACATGTTGCAATCAAAGAACATTTTTGGAGCAAGTATGATATGCAGAAGTGGCCGTATGCTTTTAAAGACAAATACAAGTATGGTACAGCAATTAATATACCATATAAAGTATTTGAATCTAAACAAGGACTGCCTGGTATGTTTGAAATGGTATGTGATAAATTCAAACAACCTGAATTTGTAGCATTGTCTGTTGCTAACGCTGTAGCTGGTGATAGAAGATGTGGCATGCCTTATGGAATAAGTAGCCAACAAATATTCAAAGATTGGATAAGTAGGCGAGACAAAATTGGATACACATTTGGACAAGATCTGGATACAATAGATAATGCAGATCAAATTCTAATGAGTACTGATAACGATCATCCTATAGAACTGAGGTTGTTGTTAGGTAAACATATAACAATAGAAAGCGTGGTTATATTAAACCAACTACAACCGTTCTTAGATGATTATATTGGCGATTTAATTATAGGAGATACATGTATGTTAATTAAACGGTATACACCTTTCTTAAAAGGTATTGTGAATACCAAAAAGTTACATGTCAAACATCTAACTCTTATAAATAAAATTGCTAGTACTAATTCTCTTAGGAGAAAATAAGTATTGGAAATCCATGTCCCTTCGGGGACATGGGTCACTTAATACAACGCTAATACAACGCTAATATAACGCAAATACGGAGAAAAAATATGTCGTTTAATACACTTTCAGACCTCAGAAAACAAAGAGGCAACTTCGACAACTTAATGAAGGAAGTCGAAAAAATCTCAAACCCTAAATCAAATTTTAAGAAAGGCGATGACAGGGAATGGAAACCCACAGTAGATAAAGCAGGTAACGGATATTCAGTTATTCGATTCTTACCTTTGTCTCAAGGTGCAACAGATACTGGTGTACCCTGGGTTAGAGTTTTCAACCATGGCTTTCAAGGCCCTGGTGGAAAATGGTATATTGAGAACTCTCTCACAACTCTTAACAAGCAAGATCCTGTTTCAGAACTTAATACTGAACTATGGAATTCTGGTGTGGAGGCAAACAAAGAGATTGCTCGTAAACAAAAAAGACGCCTAAATTATTGGGCTAATATTTTGGTAGTAGAAGATCCTTCCAATCCTGAGAATGAAGGCAAAGTCTTTATTTACAAATTTGGTAAAAAGATCTTTGACAAAATCCAAGATGTTTTGAAACCAGAGTTTCAAGATGAGAAACCAGTTAACCCTTTCGACTTTTGGGAAGGTGCTAACTTTAAACTAAAAATTCGACAAGTAGAAGGCTATCGTAATTATGATAAAAGTGAATTTGATTCGCCTTCTTCTATTGCAGAAGATGATGCTAAAATTGAAGCAATATGGAATACACAATATGACTTAGGTACTCTTGTGTCTCCAGATCAATTTAAATCTTATGATGAGTTGAAGTCTAAACTAGACATGGTTCTAGGAACAAAGACTGTCCCTACAGCAGAGTCCATTTCAGCACAAACTAATGATGCTGAGGATGATCACTTTGTACAAAAGGCAACCTCTGTAGAAGCTTCAGCTCCTGCACCTGTATCTACTCCTGAGCCAGCAATTGCTGATGATGAAGATGATACTTTAAGTTACTTTAAACAGCTTGCTGACGAAAAGTAAATAAAACCTAGAGTTTTGGGGGCTCCTAACGGAGCCTTCTTTTTGACTAATAAATAGTAATATGAAGTACACAACCAAGACAGCAATTAAATTAGCTATATTGTTTTCAGTAGCAATAGGTGGGCTGGCATATTGGTTAATACAAGGTGCAACATTATTACAGTTTATATTTGCATTTGTAATGTTATCCTTCGTATCTCGAATAGCAAATGCAGGTTATCATAGATGGTTAACACATAATCAATTTCAACCTACATGGCTAGGTAAAAATATGATGTTGTATTTCATGGTACTTACAGGCGAGGCACCACCTGGACATTATGTAATAGCACATTTAAATCATCACAAGTATACAGATGAAGAAGGCGATCCTCATGGTCCTAAACAAATAGGATTTTGGAACTTAGCATTAGGTAGATATGGAGAAACAAAGCCTGTATTCATGAGAAATTATGCCAGACATAAAGATGCTCAATGGGTAACAGAACATTATTGGAGATTATATCTTGCTAATTGGATATTGTTTGCCTTAATAAATCCTTATTTAAATGTATGGTTGGCGTGCATGTTTTGTTGGAGTTGGCTACAGATGATTAATTTAAATTGGCGAGGACATGGTGGTACACAAGGAACTCCTACAAATTTAGGTAGAATATCTAATTTGTTTATGGGAGGAGAAGACTATCATAAAAATCACCATGATAACCCAGGCAAACTTGTTATGGGTAAGTGGGACACGACAGGAAAATATTTGGTTCCTTGGTTATTAGCAAAATGAAAAAGATATTAGGACTACCATTATATCATGTAAGCAATGTGGGCATGGATCTTATTCCTGACTTACAAGATTCTATAGAAAAACTACAAGAAGAAAAACAAGACTGGGATAGACAAAAAAGTAAACTTTCTATATACACAGAAGAGGGTGAACATAAATTTAAATTAAAAATAGATCCTATGGAAGGTGTGAAAGGGTGGAGCGAATTACAAAAAATAATAAAAGATCATGTGATGAATTATTATTACTTTACACAACCTATAGATGATGATTTCCAACAAGGACCTGATTCTAAATTAAGAGATTCTTTAAAAAACTTTTGGCACAATTATGCTTGGTATACTTATTTTGATGAAACAGATTCTTATGGTTGGCATTCACATACACAATATTATTTAATTGTTACCTACTATGTAAGAGCAGATGAGGAGCATGCACCCATACAATTTAAGTCTCCTATATCAGACATGTACACATCTTGGACATTAGGAACAAAGAAAGCAGAACTAAAAGAAACAATACAACCTAAGACAGGCGACATAATGATATGGCCTGCTTGGTTGGAACACCAAGTACCTTCAATACAAGAAAAAATATTAGATCATAGTACTATTGAAGAAGGACATAAATATACAAACAAGAGGATTAGCATAACAAATTGTTTCGTTAAACCTCATCAACAATTTTTACATACACAAGGGAAGTAATTATGGACAGGACTAATGTCTACGAACAGTTAAAAATCGACGAGGGCGTCGTATATGAGATCTATCACGATCACTTAGGCTATCCTACATTTGGCGTAGGACATCTTATTTTAAAATCAGATGTAGAACACGGTCAACGGCAAGGCACAGCAATCTCAGAAGAGAGAGTTAGAGAATGTTTTGAACAAGATTTAGATATATCTATATCAGAATGTGAGGCATTGTTTAAGGATAATTGGAAAGAGTATCCTGGCGAACTACAAGAAGTTCTTGTTAATATGATGTTTAACTTAGGTAGAACTAGACTAGGTAAATTTAAGAAATTTATTGGTGCAATCAATGAGGGAGATTGGAATAAAGCTTCTATAGAAATGATGGACAGTCGTTGGGCTGTACAAGTAGGACCTAGAGCTAATAGACTCCGTGATAGAGTTCAATCGCTTTAAGTAAATCTTCGGTCCATTGCTCTGTGAATGGTACTATCATTGTTTCTAATTCCTGGGCTACCCATAACACCTATAAGCTTATCATCTGATTTTCCACTTGCCGGTGCACTAGTAGAGTTATTGTTTACTACAACTGG